GTTGACCAGCTTGGAATTGATTGACTAGAATCTTTGAAATGTTTGAAGTGATTCCAGTTGAAAAAGCAGTCCAAGATGATTCAGCTCCCTCACTAAAGTCTGTTCCGTTTGCAGAAACTCTCAAATTTCCAAAGCTCCAAGGTTGCGGACCATCTCCTAGCAACTGAGTTCCCAAATCAAGAACAGCATTTGCTGTTGATGTTTGATTCTCGGATTTGAACTCTCTCTCTCCATAAATATCACCATCTTGAATGAAGGTGATTGTGTTTGCTTGAAAGATGTTTGGATTGAAAGGTCCATTAGGTCCTTGAACAACAAAATTCACTGTTGTTGCACTTTGAAAAGTATCTGTTCCAGAGTTTTGTGTTACTCCATCACCCTCCCAAATATCAAAGAAAGCTCCAAAAGATAACTGACCAGCAGCTGGAGGGTTCGGAGCAATAAATTCAACGGGAAAAACTAGATTCTGGTCACCTCCATCAGCTACCTCTACTGCCATATAATAAGCACCAGCTAGAAAAAGGGTGTTGTAATAACCTTCGTCTGTTTGCCATCCATTGTTGGTGTAGTAATAACTTCCAACTTTTAAAACTACCGCCACTCTTAACAAATAGTTGAAACTCTCATTCGGTGGGTTTCCCCAGTAATAGGTCCCAGAAATAGGGTCTGCAGTAGTGAATGGAAATTGAACCTTACAATTGAATTGTATTTGAATAGATGAATCAGTAATAAGAGGAACAAAAGCGACATCCGACTGAAGTGTTGGAGCAGAGCCTCTCGCAAGAGTATAGTTTTCATTCCAAAGAACATTGTTGCTCCAATCTCCGTAGATTGTTGTAGTTTTTTTAAGCGTTGGATAGAATGACTGCTTACTTCCTTCAAGCATTATGAATGCTTGGTCATCTTGTTTTGTTCCAGCTCTTGCAATCAATGTATCAAGTGAAGCGTTGTCCGCTGGTGTTGTTGTGTTTGGTCGGTAGTTTCTAAAGGTTGCCGAGTTTCTATATCCAGACTCTTGAAAGAAACACCAAACCCCATCCGATTGAAATAATCTAGCACCCCATAAACGACAATATTCATCCAACACTTGAAAAGCTGTTTTGGCTTTAGTGATTCCAGCTTCAAAGATTGAGAAAACAACCGTAGCGTTTGATGTATATTCTAAGGGGTCAATGTTTGATGCTGGAGTTGGCTGGTCTGCTTCATACCAATTGACACAAGTTCTCAAAATTATATCTGAAGCTCCGAAAAAATCATAAGTGTTGGAATAATATCTCAACATATCTTGAATGATTTTGATGTGTACGAGACCTCCACTACCAAATGGTGGAGTGTCTCTATTGTAGGGAATATCTTTCAAAAAAGTCAATCCATCAACCGCTCGAAGTGTTATTCTGTTTGGATGAGAAGCCAACATTTCAGCACCAACATCCGCAAGAATAGTCCCTCTCCAATAGTTTGCACCTTCTCTCAATATTTGAACTCTGAATCTTCCTTGTGCGCCTTCTCTTATGCTTCTGGTGAAAGTGTCAAAAGCAGCATCTTCAGAAATTGCAAAGATAGAACAAGAACTTGCTTTGATAGTGTCAAACCTTTCTTTTCCCTCTCCATTATATTTCAAAGAAAATCCTGGAGGCTGCACCTTGAAATCAGTTGCGCTTCCAGTGTGGTCTGAATCGTAAATCTGAATTTTGTAGTTTACACCATAGACAGTGTCAAACTCTGCTTGATATCTTATGTTTCCTAGTGCCATTAAAAACTTCTATTTGCTCGTGTGTTGTATCTATCGGAAGCGAGAACAATATCCTCTCCACTTATTGTCCCCACTACATTCACCGTTTCCATTCCTAGCATTCCTTTTAATTTATCAAGAGGAGCAATGACTTCTGGATTCACATTTGCTCCAGAGTATTCTCCAACATTAACCATCGAATTTCCAAAAGCGATTCCACCCTCAGCAAGTTGAGGAATTGGAGTAGCCACTATCGTTGCTATTTGTGCTGCCCCCAAAGCTCCCACAACACTTGCAAGAATAGGACCAGCAACTGGACCAGCAGTCAACGCTTGAGCAACAGCAGCAGCAGTAGCAATAGTGGCATTCATCACTGCAACTGCTTTGTCGGCTCTTGCTTGTTTAGTTTGAAGAATTTTTCTTCTATCGTTCACATCTTCATCTAGGTCAATAATAGCATTCGCTTTCTGTTCCTCTGTCATTTTTGAATTGTTGATGTTGTTTAATTCCTTTTGATAGTAGTTGTCAAGTTCTTGATTTCTTTTGGCAAAGCTAGATTGAATCAATCCATCAAAAGCAGAGAAAACTTGAGAAGCAACATTGACAAAATTGTTCAATCCAATTTCAAAGTTCTCCATCATAACCTCAAAATTTAACGAAGTCAAGATTGCTGATTCATTCGCTTGATTTGTACCCTCTTCCATTGTCTGGAATAGCTTTGCAACGATTGGTTGTGCTTTTGTAATTTGGTTTTTTAAAGTGTCAGCGAAAGTGAGTTTCGGTTCTTCTATTTTTTCAAAACCCAATCCAATAGGATCAACAGCTTCTGGAGCTTCTTGTGGAGTGAAAGTTCCTACATTTAATTCTCCAGTATTTTGAATGTTTTGGATTGCTTTTAATTGGTCCTCAAGTGAACTCGTTGTGTCAACAACTTCTCCCTCCAGCTTTTTTTGTTCAACGGATAGTTTAGCCAGTGCGATAGTTGCGGCTACATATTTTGGAGTAGAAAGAACACCAATAGTGTTAGCAAATTTCAAAATAAATCCAGCCACTGTTTGACCTACTTTCCCCAAACTGATTGCACTCTGAAGGAACTTATTCATATCAACCAAAGCAAATCCAATCCCAGCAGTTAACGCAACAACCGCAACAGTTAAGGCAGTAAGTGGATTAGCTAAGATAACAGCAGAGAGAGTCCTTATCAATTTAATTATTGAGCCGATTCCAGTTGATAGGTGTCCAAGAACCATAATCAATGGACCAACAACAGCAGCAATCCCAGCAATATTGAGAATCAATTGCTTTTGTTCTTTATTCAAAGAAGATATTTTATTGGTGAAATCTTGAAGAATAGAAATCAATTTGGTTGCTAGAGGAAGAAGCAGAGTTCCAAAGTCTTGTCCTAGTTGCTTTACAGATTCTCCCAGAACTCGTGAACTATTTGCAACACCATCCGAAGTCCTTCCAAAATCTCCTTGAGCTTTTCTTGTTTGCTCTATTACAGCACGATAACGAACCGCAATCTTTTCAGATTGTGTCATCGTTTTATTATATCCAAACTGCTTGAGGTTGGCTTCTGTTATTACAATTCCGAGCTTTTTAAGAGATTCCGTTTCTCCCGTAAAGATTCCAGCAAGAGCAGTTTGAGCTTGTTCAATTCCTATATTTTTAAAAGATGCTAAATCTCCAGCTAATCCAACTAAAGACTGACTCATTCCAGCTGCTTCAGATTGACTCAACCCCATAGCTGTTGCCATATCGCCAAACAAAGAAGCCATTTCAAGCGCGCTTCCTTCAGCAATACCAAAACTCTGAAGAGTGGTCTTTGCGAATGCTTCAACTTCAGAACTTGATTCACCAAAAGCCACTCTTGTTTTGTTCAAAGACTCTTCAAAATCAGAAGCCATCTTGATTGAAGCAATACCAGCCAAACCAATAGGAACAGAGAAGTTTCTGGAAAGTGTTTCACCAGTCCTCTTCATTGTTCTTCCAAACTTCTTCATTGAGGATGATGCTTTTCTCAATCCTTTTTGAAAGTCCTTGTCATTAAGTTGGAGCTTAACCGAGAGTCTTTTTTCCGCCATCTTCTTTGGTGTTTAGCTGTTTATATAATTTGATTGCATACTCTGCTCTTTTTCTTCTTTCTTCAAGAGTGTCTTTTGTCTTATATTCTTTCTTCTCCCATTCAAACTCAATCAAGTCTTTTGGAGATAGTTTTTTACTTTTTTTTGTGTGTGGTTGTAAAAACACGCACCCAAGCCATCTCACTCTTTCCCACTCAAATCTCTCTTTCATTTCCCTCACCTCGTTTCTTCCTCTTTGAATAAGAAAGAACTCGTGAAAGGTTAAGTTCCAAAATTCTTCAGGAAGCAATCCGAGTCCATACGCACTCGCTTCCAAATCATCCCACTCTATTTCTTGGGAGCTTTCTTTTTGCTCCCTTTCTCGTTTCCCACCTTTTCAGATTCTTTTGCTGAGAACTGCTCAGAGAACACATCCATCACTTTTTGAAGTGCGTCAAAGTCCTCATCCAAGATGTCAGCGATGTCATCTACTGAGAGAGAAAATTCTTTTCCAGCTTTTCTCGCTCCATCAGTGAGTCCAGCTTTTATCAAAAAACAAGCATCATCAAGAGATAGGTCTTGACCTAGCTTGTCTAAGTCTGTTAGTTTTCTGTTGGTTTCTTTGCAGAATAATCTCAGAGCATTCATTCCGAATCTTACTGGATAATCTGTTCCGTTTATTATTACGATTTCAAACATTGTTGTTGTTTTTGTTGGTTAAAAAAATGTCGGCTGGAGGAGGACACAAAAGTCCAACCCCCCAACCAACAATGAAAATTTAGACAGAAGTTTGAGTAATTTGTCCAGTTCCCTCGATTGAACACGAGTAAGTTGGAGCATCTTCCACGCCACCACTCACCTCAAGAGAAGTGATGAACCCCGAGCCAGTGTATTTGTAACCAGCTGGAGTTGCAAGAGCGAAAGTGAAAGTCACTGAAGTTCTGTTATCTAATTGTGTAAAGATTTCGTCTGGGTCAGTTGTTGAGCCGCTAGAAGTGAAATCCATTAATCCATCAGCAGAAAGAGAGAAAGACTTTTGTCCTCCAATTAAATCTCTGTATCCACTAGAATCTTTTGAGCTTACATCAATAGTATCTGCATTGATACTAATTGAGCAGCTTGTTGAGTGAAGTAGCTTGAACTCATCAGCAGCTCCATTAGCTGCTTGGACCTTCAAAACTAGATCAGTTCCGTTGAAAATAGGCACGATTTTTAAGTTTAATTAGTTAATATTCAATTAGTTATCCAAAGAAGGTCCAGACTCATCAAGAATCTCCTCTTTTTTAGATGCTTTTTTCGGTTCTGCAATAGCTTTCCAGCTTTTAAGAACTCGGTATTCTTTTGGACCTAGTTCATAAGATTTCCCTTTCTCATAAGAAATCCCTCTGAAGTCACAATCCTTTTTAATTTTATATTTCATATCTTATAGGTTTATATTGAATCTAAAATCCATATCCATTTGGTGAATCCCATTATCACCAAAGCTGTCATCAAAAGCATTTGATCCGCTTTCAAAGAAGCACTTATCTATCACTACTCCTCTAGTTGTTCCCGAATAATAGTCAAGAGCAGTTCTTACTTTTTGGGATAAGTCTTGACAAGTGTCATAGCTTTGAGCGAACACGCTTATTTGAGCCACTACATAGTCGTAAGTTGAAACTCCGTTCTTTGTATTGTTTGGAGTTGTGCTTACAATATGATAAATGATGAAGGGAGCTGTTGTACTTGTTGGAACTCGATATCCAGAAGGATAAATTCGTGTCCCAGTCGTAGCATTGTTCACAAGAGTTTTCACGTTTGCAGTGTCATCAAGAAGTCCGAATATTGCTTTTCCTACATCCATCTTTTATAGTTTTTTAGCAAATCGTTTAGTAATAATTCCCTGAAGTTTGTTTATCACATCTCCCATCACTTGCGCTCCTTTTGCTTGTGCAGCAGCTTCCAACATCCTTCTCGGACTCACTCCAGCTTTTCCATACTCTAAAAAATAGAAATAAAATCCACTCTTGTTTTTGTTTGAAAATGCTTTCTTCACTCTTGGACCTACATACACTGCTGGTTTTCTTCCTCTTGAAGTTTTACCGCTTATTATTCCGATTGATTTCTTTAGCTGTCCAGTTGTTTGCTTTCTTCTTTTATTGTCTAAGCTACCAACAGAAGCAAGTCCTTTATCGATTTCGCTTCTAATCGCTGGGACAAGAGGTCGAGCCGCCTTCCTCAGTGCGCTTCTCAAAGTGTTTCTGAGCTTAGTGTCCGAGTCTGGAAAGAGCTTATCAAGGTCGTTGATAATTTGTTTCAACTCCTTTTCATCAATTGATATGGTTGAAATGTTTGCCACTAGTCAACTAAGTTTTCAATGTTCTTTCTTTCACAATATAAAATCAATCCCTCTCTCCTTCCTATTTCTTCAATAGAGTTGATGATGTAAGTGTTTGTCCCTCCAGTCACTCCCATTCTTTGAACGGAAATATAGTAGAGAGGTGAAACATCAATGTCATCAGTCCATCGAATTGTCATTTTTGTTGGTACTGCATTCACAAGAGCATCAGCATCAAAAGTATTTTTTCCTCTGCTTTCTTCAATCCTAGCGAATGCGTTTGTTGTTGTTCCAGTGGAAAGAGTTTTCTCTCCATAGGTGTTCTGAGTTGCGCTCGTTTTGATTATCTGAATCGGTCTGTCAAGTCTACCTATATTCATATTTCAACAACTCTGTAAGGGTTCAATAAGTGTTCTACCATCTTTGGAATCTCTGTCGCAATAGTTCCAGTCACTACATCTTGTCTTATTTCATAGTAACGACCTATCACAAGAAGTTGAGCTTGGATGATTGCTTTTGGTATCTCATCAACATCAGCTGGACCACAATCAGTCAAATTGATTCTCACTCCACTAGGAATGTTCTCTGAAGTATCTGGATAGTTTGAATCATCTTTTAAAAAGATTCTAGCTGGTTGGCTTACATCATCAACATTGTAATTTGCAGCTGCAAATATTTGAGTTGAATCATTGGTGTCGTAATATTGAATTTGAACTGTTCCAGGATTCCACACTCCATTCAAAGTGATAACCTCTGAATCTGGAAACTTATCAAGATAAAAAGTCATTGCACTATTTTGAGCCAACATAAATCCGAGATAATTTTCACAAGCAGAACGGGCAACAGAAATCAAAGTTGTAATGTAAGAATCATCTCCAGTATAAGAAGAATCAACTCTCAAGTGAGCTTTTGCATCAGCTAAAGAAATGTATTCAGTTGTTACATTCGTTCCTCTGAATCTTAACCTCCCAACATTGTTGAGCTTCTTGTTGTTTATTATAGCGTTTATCATCTCGTAAGTTAAAAAAAAGAGGGAGTGAGTTTCCCCAACTCCCTCTGAAAATCAAATCAATTATCCTTCAATCAAAGTAGCGAAAGCAGTGTCATTCTGAACTGCATCACCATCAACTAAAGAAGTTACAATCATTCTAGTTTGACCAATTCCACCATCAGTGTAAGGATCAACTAAAATGTCAAGACCACCGAATTGAGCGATATGAACTTTTGAGAAGTCACCGAATAAAACGTGTTCTTTTCCAGAAGCTCCAGAAGCAGCAACACCAGAAGAAACGAAAGTGAAGTATCCGTTTGCAGTCTTATCTCTGTTATCATATAAAGGAGAAACATCGGTTACTTGTGCAGCAGTTTTCACAGCAGTATAAGCATCCATATCCATTAAATAAGCCATTCTAGCTCCTTCTAATTGAACACCATTTCCTAAAACAGTTGTTTCAAGAGCAGTCAATGTAGCAGCAGAAACAGCAGCTGTTGAACCAGCAGCAGCATCAGCAAAGATTGAAGCTGGAGCGTTTGATACATCAGCAGTGTCAAGCAATGCGTTCTCTAAAGTAGCAGCAACAGATTGAGCCATATTTCTGCGAAGTGCAGCCTCGATTCCAGCGTTTTGAACTAGAGCTTCAGCAGATACATTTACAATAGAAATAAGTTTCTTTGGTGATAATGTAACACCAGAAGCAGTACCATTAGCAGCTGGAGCAGAACCACCAGCTTCTGGAACGAATCCAGAGTTGATTGCACTGAATACTGGGAACTTCATATTGTTCACACCAGAGTAAAAATTAGCACCAGCAGAAGCAAGAACTAAGTTTGCCTCTAATTGGTCAGTCCAAGCCATTACTTCAGTAGCGTTTCCAGCAGCAGTACCAACAGCAGCACGAGTCAACACGCTTGAAGGGATTGCAATACCTTTGAAAGATTGTCCAGTATAACGAGCTTCGTTTCTCGCTTCTTGATCCATCTCTTTGATAAGTCCTTCCATATTTCCAGAGTATGCAGCTTTCATTGCTTCTTGGAAAGAATACTCACGTATTTCTTTTGGAGTGTTCTCAATCTTTTCAGACTTTTCAACTTTACTTGCTTGAAGTGCTTCAAAAGAAGCAGCTCTTTTAGCCATTCCCTCAAGAGAGTTAGCTTTGTCGTTTAGAGTGTCGAATTCTTTAGTTTCTGAATCAGTTAGCTCACGTCCCTCAACTTTCGCTGAGTCAACGATTGCTTCCATATTTTCAACAACTGAAGCTCTCTCCTCTGTGTAGAATTTAGATGTTTTCATCTTTTTTTCAGTTAATTAAAATTAGTATTTATTATTTATGATTGACAAACGCAACTCAGCGAGAGAGCGTTTCGTTAAATCCTTATCCTCCTTCACTCTTTCCTCCATTTCTTTTTCAAGGTTCTCCTTCATCTTCTTTTCCTCTTCTTCCTTTTGCCACTCTTCCATTGAACGAAGTGCAACACTTGCTTCTTCATAAGCTGGGTATGTCACCGCACTTACATCATACAACCTTGACACTTTGTTGATTGTTCTTACATTCACTCCATCTCTTACCTCCCAAGAATCATCCTCAACAACGAATGCAAAAGAACTCTGATTGATTGTTCCATTTCTCATCAACTCAATCAAATCTCTTCCGAGTGAAGTGTTTGCAACTTGTGCTTCATATTTCAAACCTCTCTCATCGGTTGTAAGTCGAAGAGTTCCGTTTGTTGTTCTTGCTAGTGGTAAACCATCGTGATTTATTAAAAAGCGAACATCATCATTTAAGCGGCCATCAAAAGCACCTTCAGAAATAATCTCTCTAAATCCACCTAGCTCGTTTGATAGTGTGTTAAATACTGATCCATAACCTACCACGATATTGTCCTCTCCTTCTTGTCGAAGTTCTAGATTCTCAACATTGAATGTTCTTATCTCTTTGGATGGGTTGGAACGATATCCCATTGGCTTCTTTTCCTCTTCCTCATCGTGTCCTTCAATATGCTCATTTTCTTCCATTGGAGTTTCATCCATCATCTCAGCTTCCATTGCTGCTTTGATTTCATCGTGAGAATTGAAAGGCATATAATAAGTAATACCATCAAGAGTGTGTTCGTGATGTCCTTCACCTCCCATCTCTTTTGCCATTTCTTCAGCTTCTTCAATGGTACTGAATAAAGGCATTTCAATCCCATCAGTTATCATTGTTCCAACTATTTCTCTTTTTTCTTTTTCCATAACTATTACAAATTTTTCTTCCATCTCTTCCTTGACTGGATGATTATTTGGAAGAAGGTCAGTATCGTGTTTGCCACCTTGAAATCTTCCTTTTTTTAGAGCAAACAAAAATGAGTTGACTCTTGCATATCCCCACTGCTCTGGACTTGAGACGTTTGGTCTTACGCTTTGAGGATTTGTTTTGTAAGCTCCGATTCCTCTTTCCATTACTTTGACCAATTTGTTGAGAGTCACTCTTGGATTCCAGTCAACATCAAGGTCTTTTACTTCTTCATTGTGGTCTTTTACTTTATTCTCAAGAGCTTTCATCACAGTTTCATTCAACTGCTTTTCTTCTTTTTTACCTTCTAGCTTTTTAGTCATTTCAAGAATAACATCTTTCATTCCTTGTTCTCCTAGCGTTCCAATAGTTCCCCATTTCATCTGAGCTACAACACCAGCAATGTTTGAAAGGTTCGGTTCATCATCTCCCTTGAACTGCTTTCCATCTTCAAAGTGTCTAGCAATCCACGCTTCTCTTTCTTTTATCCATTCAATCACACTAGGACTCTCACTCCCTTCTCTTGCTTTTCCCCAAAGCTCAAACGCTTCGTTTCCTCTTATGTTTCCTCCAGCTTTCCAAATTTCTGGAGTTTGTTTTTTTACATTTGAAGCAAAGTCAAAATCAAATTGAGGATGATTTGAGTTTCTCAAGCTGACCTTCTTATCTTCTCCTTTTGTTGGAAAATTAGTCATTATCCCCTTGATTGCTTTGTCCTATTGGAGCATAGTTCATCGGGAAATAGTGAGTGTCACCATTCTCGATTCTATTTAAGTTCTCCAGCTTTCTTACTTCATTGATACTTAAAACACCCATATCAATCATCTGCTTGTAAAAGTTTGCTCTTGCATTCGAATCACCTCTCAACAATCCTTCCACTTGTATTTTCACATAGTGTTCATCTTGTTCATTTTCTCTGAACAACTTTCTATTCATCTCTTCTTCCATTGACACGATGTAAGGAGTCAAAGTGAATCTCACAAAGTCAATTGATAGTGCTTCAATACTTGAATAGTTTGCAGCTTTCTCAAGGTGTCCAATAAGAGAAAGAGGAACTTTGAAAATCCTAGCAATCTCCTCAACTTGAAATCTTCTGCTTTCTAGAAGCTGTCTGTCTTGTGCGTTGATTTTGCTTGGTTCAAAAGTCATTCCCTCTTCAAGGATTGCTGTTTTACCAGCTGCGAATGGACCTTGATAAGTATTGTTCCAAGATGTTCTCAATCTCTCTATTGCTTCTGCGCTTAACTTTCCTGGGTGTTTAATGATTCCGCCAACTTGAGTCGTGTTTCCTAAAACATTCCCAGCAGTCACATTGGCTGCAATGGATGTCCCTATAGTTGCTCTTTGAGAGTTCAACACGCTTCTTCCTTTTAATCCATCAAAAGAAAGTCCAACGAAATGAAGCATATCATCTTGGAGAATCGTTGAATCCTCTCCTTCTATCTTATAATAGAGTTGACCTTCGTGTCGATAGACTTCGACTTTTGAAGGATCAAGACAAATCAATTCAATAGGTCTTGCAGAGCCATCTCTCACAATAAGAAAATAAGCATTACCCTCAAGAAGTAAGTTTGTCAAGATAACATCCTTGAAAGTGTAGGAGGTCATATAGTTGTTCGGCTTCTTAGCAAGTAGCTTTTGAACTGGATGATTTTTCTGAAGTATTCTATCCCCATCAGCTTCCTCTAGATAAACATTGATAGGAAGTGAAGCGATGCTTTCAGATATGATTCGCACACAAGCGTAAACAGCAGAAAAGGTCAGAGAAGAATCTCTTGTCACTGCTACGCCAGAAGATTGTCCCAAGTTTGAAACAGAGTGCGCTCTTAAAAAGTTTTGTCCATTGTCTCGTTTCTCAGTATTGAAACGAAAGAAGTCAAGGAATCCCATAAATTGCAATATATACTACAAAGATAACATCTATTTCCGCTTTTAAATAAATACAATTCCTCTGTCATCATAGCTTGAATCATCGTGGTCATCATTCATATAAGTTCCCAAAGCCATAGCAAGAGAAACCATTCCATCAATCTTTTCAGTTGACTTGCTTTTATCCATCTTTATGTTTCCAGCTGGGTCGGATTTCATTGCTAGGTTTGAACACATCCACCTCAACACTTTGTTTCCTCCGTGATTCAGTTGCTTACCGAGAACGAGTTTCTCCAGTTCTTTGCAAGGTGCGCTCATACTTCCAAACCCTTGTCCATAAGGAATGAGTGGAAGTCCTTCTTCTGTCAAGTCAATCACAAGCTGAGAAGCGTTCCATCGGTCGTAGGCAATGGACTTGATGTTTACAATTGAAGCAACTTCTTGGATTCGTTTTTTTATATAGTTGTAGTCAGTCACATCTCCTTCGGTCAATTCCATCAATCCCTCTTTGGACCATCCAACATAGTCAACTTGATCTCTCCTTGAGCGAATGAAAGCATTGTCTTTCGGTGCGAAAAAGTAGGGAATGATTGTGAATCTGTCATCCTCTGGAATCAGTAAAACAAAAGCACTCACATCTCGGACACTTGCTAAGTCCAATCCAGCGAATGCAGTCTGACCTCTGAAATCTTCTAAGTTGATTGGTCCTCTATCACAAGCCATCCATTGTTGGTCGCTTAACCATTTAGAAGCTGAACTCATCCACTGATTTAAGTGAAGCATCCGAAATGTGTTCTCATAACTTGGGAGCTTGATGGCTTTTTCTTGTTCTCTTTTTAGGTAGTCAAGTTTGACCACCCCACTTTCAATTCCTGGATTCGCCATCCTCAATGCTTCTTCACTGGTCCAATCAGTTTCAAGGTCACAAGAATATTTCACATAGTAGAAAGAATCATCTTCAATCACTCCCTCTGCTACTTTCTTTCCATAGGTTTCTGTTTTGAAGCAAATGGATTCCCTATTGTATCCAGCAGTTGTGATGGCTATTGTCATTGGTTGCCTTCTTGATCCTACCGAAGTAGTAAGTGCATCCCAAAGTTGTGCATCCTTCTGAACAAAAAACTCATCCATACAAATAAAACTGGCATTGTATCCAAATTTAGAACTTGCCTCAGCACTGATTGCTTTGAATGCTGAATTGCTTTTTTCGTGAATGATTGAACTCTTAAATACTTTCAGATTGTTGTTGAGTTGAGTATCTGCTCGGACCATTGAACTTGCAACATCAAAAATGATTCCAGCTTGTTGTCTATCACCAGCAGCCACATAACATTCGGCACTCGGTTCTCCATCAGCCAACATCATATAAAGTGCAATCGCTGAGATAAGAGTTGACTTTCCGTTCTTTCTTGGAAGGCAAATGTATGCAGTTCTAAATCTTCTCAAGTTTGTTTCTCGGTATTTCCAACCGAACAAATCTCTGACAATCTTTTTTTGGAATGGCTCTAGAAGAAATGGCTGTCCGCCCTTCTCTCCTTTGATATGCTTGATGTGTCTTTCTATAAAAGCAACCACTCTGTCAGCTGCTCTTTCATCAAAATAAAACTTATCACTTTCCTTGAGTTTCATTTTTAGAAGAAATTAAAATCATCAGTTCTCTCTTCATCTTGGTCTGGCATAGAAAGAGAAGCTCTTGAACTCGGTGTGAATCCAAATTGCGTAGCAATTTTAATCGCATTCTGAAGAGCAGTCTGCATCACTTTATATTTAGGAGCAATCTTTGAAGCCCTCAATTTGCCATCCTTGTCATAAGTTCTCTCGGTATAATTGCCACCAAGCTCTTTAGCGATAGCGTGATAAGTTCCCATCTCATTACAATAAGCAGCCAGGATTGATAGGTCAGTTAAATGAAGCATCTTGATCCGAGCTAGTTCAGTAGTCACAAGCTCCCATTCGTTTGCACCGAACTCATTTAAAAAACTTGGAGCAACTGGCATCTCAACAACTTCACTCACTTGCATCTCGTTTGGAGTTTGTCGACAAGGTTGAAGTGTTCCTTGTAGTTCTTTTATTTTAGTTGGTTTTCTTGGTCTAGCCATATCTAGTTCCCCACTAAATTGATTTAGTTATGCATAAACAAAAACGAGTG